GTACTTCAATCCACTTCTCGTATAAAGTGTATTCTTGGACTGTCATCTTTGATACAAAGGCCAAGTCTTTTTCTATTGATTTTTTTAAAACTGATTCGGATATATCTTCTACTTGTGATATGTCATTTTGATCTGACCATATCTTCCATTGTTCGTCTACCCACGGATCATTATCATCTTTGCTCATAATATAGTATAAGGTATCACAATTATGTTACTTTGTCAATGCTCGTTGTTTTTGTACTTTGTCCATTAGTTTTTCAGCTTTTTTATAAGCTCTGTCTAATTTTAGTTTACTAGCATTTTCTACAAATGTTCTACCTAACATATGTTCATATTCATGCTGAAAAATTCTACTCATCATACCATCTAATTGGCCTTCTTTTAATTCGTCATTTTCATCTGTATATTTTACTACAACTTTTCTTGGTCTGGTAATCTTTAGAAATACAAAAGGAAAGGTTAAACAACCCTCTTCCATTACAACTTCTTCCTTACTTGATGATATAATCATAGGATTAAAACAAGTAAGCTTCATGCCATTTTCTAAACTAGGGTGATCACCTAAAACAAACATATTAAAAGGTAAACCTATTTGATTAGCCGATAGACCTATGCCACCATACTTAGCCATTAACTCATACATCTTTTTGGTTAATTCTTTTCTATCTTTAAATCCTTCATCTTTTAACATAGAATTATCAAACGGAGCTATTGCTGTTTGTACTCTCGGATCACTTGGTGGTATTAATTTTAGTTCTTTCATGCTTGATTTAACCTCGTAAAGTTTTTATATTTTTCAAATTTAACTATGTCTGTAAACTTATCAAATAGTATATCACCTTTGTGTGATATGATAAAGATGTTTTCTTTTGTCATAGTCTTTATTATTTTAAAGAAGTCGTCTGTACCTTGACCATCTAAACTACTATCAAAGATTTCATCTAATACAAGTAAGTTTGTGTTTACACTATTTTTCATCTTAGCAATATGTCGCCAAGTGAATAGTAAAGCAAGGTCTATTCTCATCTTCTCACCCTCACTAAAGTTATTGTAGTTAAAGGTATCTCTAAATCTACTCTTAACTGTTTCATTAAACTCCTCATCTAAATGAAATGATATAAAAAAGTCCATAGATTGTAGATATTGATTAATTAATGTATTCATAATTGGTACATATTTTTTAATAATTTGTGATTTAGCACCTTTATCATTTAATATGTTTCTTAATACATCTACATACTTTTGTTGATCTACTATCTTATCTCTTTTAATTTTATTTTCTTCTAAATCCAATTTTAAATTTTCTAATTGTTTTTCTATATCTTTACCGTCTGATTGTTTATTTTCTAAAGATTGTATTTCTTCATGTATGTTATTTGAATACTTGTTCAATTCTTCAACGGAGGTTTGTAGTTTAGACACCTCAACATTCATCTCATAAACTTTTTTAGATATTTTATCCATGGCCAATAAGTGTTCTTCTTGTTTGGCTATTTCTTCTACAATCTTTTTCATACCTTCGTTTAAAGATGTAACCTTTTCTTTTAAATTAGATTGTTTATCTTGTCTAAATTGATCATCTATTGGTTGTGTACAAGTAGGACAGTTATCATTTTCATTAAAAAACTCTAAAGTCTTTTCGTGTGTAGATAAATTTTGTTCTATCTTGGCCTCTAGTTTAGATAGTTTGGTCATCTTAACTTGTTCTTTTGTTTGATCTTTTAAACTATCTCTATCTCTTTCTAACTCGTCATTGATCTTATCAATCTTTCTATTGTAATCATAGTTATCTTGACCATTCTTCTCTAATAGTCGTTTCTTACCATCTAGGTCGTTCATATTAAGGTCGGAGATAGCATTGTAGTGCTTTAACTCTGTTTCATACTTAGATTCTATAAGATCACACTTGTGGCTTAAATCTGTAATGTTTCTTGTTAATTCTGATTGTTGAGGTCTTAATATTAAATCCATAAGTCCAAATACTCTTATGTCTAATATCTCTTCCACAACCTCTCGTCTGTATCTAGGTTTCATCTTCATAAAAGGTTCGTATGATGAAGACCCTAATAGTACCACTTGTAAAAATGATCTATAGTTTAATCTCATTATATTGTTTTCTAAATATTTTTGATAGTCTATACTATTGGCGTCTTGATTAACTAATACACCATCTTGATATATTTCAAATAGATTAGGCTTGATACCTCTCTTAATTAAATACTTCTTTGTACCGACATCAAACTCTAGTTCAATTAAACAATCACCGTCATTTACAGTGTTGACCATTTGTTCTTTTTTAATAATTCTAAAAGGTCTATTGAATAATACAAAACATAAAGCGTCAAGTAAAGTAGATTTACCAGAGCCGTTAGTACCAACAATCAATGTGGTGTTTGATGAATTTAACTTAATTTCTATTGGTGTATTACCAGTAGATAGAAAGTTTTTATATTTTATATTTTTAAAAGTAATCATTCACTAGCCTCCACATAAAGCTCTTTAGCGAATTCTTTTAACTTATGTTTATCTAAATCAGTATCTACCTGTTCAATATAGTTGCTTAAAAAGGTTAATGTATCTTCACCTGAATCTAATATATCTTCTCTAACAGTAGATTTAATATCAGTAGGGTCTTCTACTATTATTAGTTCATGTACATTTATATCATTATAAAATTTTTCTATAAGTTTGTTATAGACTTCTTCATTTGTTTTTTGAGATACAATTAACTTAACAAAACAATTATTATAGTTTTCAAGTCTTTGGTGTGTATAGTCATATTTGGTATCATCATATATAAACTTTTTAAATATTGTATTTGGATTTGAAACTCTTTCAAGTTCTCTTGTACTTGTATCAAAGATATGAAATCCTTTTGGACATTTGTAGTCTGACCACATAATCTCATATTGAGTACCTAGATAATGAATATGGCCATTATCTGATTTTTTATGAAAGTGTCCTGATAATACTTTTTCAAATCTTCTAAATTGATTGCTTTCTAAGCCGTGTTCGTTCATATGACCACCATGCATTTCGAAACCTTTTATCTCTAAATGACCAAAACATATATCAGCATTTGAGTGATCTATAGCATGTATTGATTCTTCATAATTGTCATCACATATCCAAGGTAAGAATTGTATTTTAGTACCATCAAACTCTACTTCTCTTGGCTGTGTGTATATTTTAACACCTGGTCCTATATTTAAATTTTCTATGGCATTTACTTCGTTTGTATTCTTGTAATAAGTATCGTGGTTACCAATAATAATATGTGTGTCTATTTTTAAATCAGCTAGTCTATGCCAAAACTTTTCTCTAAAGTTGTGTGCCGTATTATGGTTTATAAACTTTCTTCTATCAACAACATCACCAAGGTGTACAAGTGTTGTTATATTGTTTTCTATTATATATGGAAAAAAGACCTCATCATAGAATTTGTTTTGATATTCCATAAAAGCAGGTGAGTCGTTTCTACACCCAAAATGAGTGTCATTCAATAGAGCGAGTTTCATAATTAATTAAAAAATTTTAATGTAGTTTTAGCTTTCTTTTTCTTCTTCTTTTTAATCTTATCCTTTTTTACAGGTTCTTCCATCTTCAAGTTTTTTTGTAAGAACTCTCTAAATTGATTTTTAAATTCACCATCTTCTCCAGGTTGTAATGTCATATCATCATAGTTATTATCCATGATTAATCTATGTTTGATTGTAACCTGTTTCTTTTCTTTTTGTATTCTTCTTATAAAAGCAAAGTAAATGATTTGTGTAAAGTAAGCAAAAGGATTACTTGATTTAGCTGGGTTAAAATTGTGTAAATATTGTAAACAGTTTTCTATACCATCACTAATCATATCATCTCTAAATGTATAATTAATAAAATTAGGTCTGTATGATAAATGATTCGCTATCTTTAAAAAACAACCACCAATATAATTAGTTACTCTTGGTTTTTCTGCTTTTTGTTTTTCTGCTTTTTCTACTTCTTTTTTGTAGGCCGTCATGGCCTCTAAAAATTCTTTATTGTTAACGTAATGTTCCGTTTTCTTTTTTGATTTCATACTGTTAATATAACATAATAAGTATTATTTGTCAATGGCCATTCAAAGATTATTTAAGTTTAAATCAGCATTGACTTTTAGGTGAATTTGTAATATAATGAGCGGTGTAGCGTATTCAGTTGGAGATACTCCAGCTTAGTGTAGAGTATTATTTCCATCATCCACATCATCTATAAACTCATCAAGTATTTCATTTACTTTATCATTATCCTTTTGGTTAAACATTGTTCTTTTATAGTCATTGTCTTTTCTAGGAGCTTCAAGTTTCTGATAATCATTAGACATATGATTGAATGTTTTTTCCATCTCGGAACTGGCATTTGTGATTGTCATTATCTTTTTTATTGGGATAGTTATAACCTCATCATTGGTGTAGGCCGCCCATTTAATAAGAGCCACATAATCTTTAAAACCTTGTGGTGTTAATTGAGGCACATATTTAATTAGTAAAGGTTTAATCAATCTAATTAAACCAGTTGAATCTTTTAATTGTTCTTTAGGAAAGGCACAAACAATATCGTCACCATTATCAAGTTTTATTACCTTAACATCTGTTTGATTTTTTGACATATCTATTTTAACTCCACGTTATGGATTTCATATTCAAAGTCTTCTTCATTGTATATATTTATCCGTTCTCTAAAGTGAGCCAAGGTGTAATTCTCTTTATCATTATAGGTCAGGTCATCCGAGATATCATAGAGTGTGGCTGCCGAGTTATCATCTTTTAATCTCAAGCCTCTACCTATTGATTGTAAATTTCTTATACGAGATTTACTAGGACTACTAAAAATAATATTATGAAGATTCCTAATATTAATTCCGGTTGAAAAAGTGCCGTAACTAGCAACAATAATGGCTCCTTCACTTTTTTCAGTAATAGTTCTAACTTGTTCTCTTTCATCCGCTTCTACTCCTCCATGAATATAGAATATTTTTCTATTCTGTGCTTTGTCTTCGATTAACTCTTTTAGTATCTTACCATGTTTCTCAACGTATTGAAATAATAATAACGTATTACCATTTAAAGATAATGCCAAATTTCTTATATATTTATTTCTCTTATCATTCGAAACAAGATAGTTCATTTCTTCTTGGTAGTCTTTGCCTTTTAAAAGTTGACAAGCTTCTTTATCATGTTTTAAAACTAGACACATAATTTTTAAAGCGGCCAACTTACCACTTTTTTGTAACTCACTTGTTGATATTACCTTGTTGACTGTTCCAAACAGTCCTTCTAATACAAGTTTATGTGTTTTAGTACCATCTAAAGTACCTGTAAGACCTATTCTATATTTACATTTAATCAGTTTGGTCATAATCTTTGTTAATGAAACTGCTTTAAATAAGTGTGCTTCATCACCTATAACCATACCAAAATCTTT